AACTAACTATTTTGTTGATAATCCTTTGGTATTGTTTTTAACTTCTGCAATATCTTTCTGTATTTGCTGAATAGGCTTAACAATGGCTCCGGTATTTTCCGAAATTTGAACCAGCTCAAGATAAGAATTGGCTATTAAATTGCGTGTGTCATCAGCAATATTTCTCATTTCTGTATTTATGGAAAGGAGCGTATCAGCTTTCATTGTCAGGATATTCAATGATTGAGATTGAACTACATTTTGATTTTTAATTTCTTCTCCGGCTATCTGCAAGGCTGTGAAACGTCCGGTCAATTCATCTATTGAATTCTGTGAAGCAGTAGCAAAGCCTTTTTTTGAAGCTTCTTGGGATGAAGAGGAAGAACCTGTATATCCTGTTATTTCAGCAATCTTGTCTCTTTCATTCATTGCGTCTTGAACCATTTTGTCATATTCTTTTCTTGCATCCTCCAACTGTTCTTTGGTAAGCTTCCCTCCATTTTCCTTCATCAGCTTTGCAATACCATTATACCATTCTCTCAATTCATCATCAAACAACTCTCCCATAGAGAAGTTTAACAAGGCACGTTGCATATATTCGGAAAAATCTTCGGAAAAACTTTTAGCGTCTTTATCCATATCCATTAATGATTCCAAGAAGTTATCTCTCAAACCATCAAAAGAAATTTGCATCAGAGACTCATTTATTTTCTCTGTTAGCTCATCTAATTTACCAGCTTGGTCGGCATACGCTTCAAGCTTTTCCATTACACGTTCTCCATATCCGCCTTTGCCAGAACTCTTAATCTGCTCATATATATCAGCATTACTAAGAAGTTCTCTCATTTGTTCGGGGGTTAATCCCCATAATGAGTTAGTGCCGGAGAAATTCTTATCCACATTTTCACGAATCCAACTTAGTTGTTCGTCAGTCCACCCCATATAGTATTGCCAACTATGATGAGCATTACTGTATCTAGCTTGCTCACGTGCTATTTTAAGAGTATTATCAATCTGTTCTTTTTGATATTTATATGCTTGTTCGTATGCTGATATAGATTTAGAACCTGCGGACTTATCCATTACATCTGTTAATCGGTCAATCGATTTTTCTAATGTTTCGTTCCGATCGGTTAATCTGTCGATTGCTTCTTGTACTTCTTTTGCATTACTTCCACTTATTTTATTTATCAGAGAGTCAAATCCGCCAAAAGAAATAGCATTAAAAATATTGCTTACACCATCCCGTATGGATTTACCTAATGTAACAAATAGATCACCGGATAAAACATCGCTAAGAATTCCGCTAACCGCATTGAATACCGAATCCAGCAAAGTGCCGACAAAGTCACTAAGTCCATCCTTAAACACATCAATGATTGATATGATCCAACCAACAATTGGGACTTTGTCAAGTTTGTCAGCGAATTTTTCCATAGCTCCTCCGGCCCCTTTACCAATTTGCAACAATCCTTCATAGGCATTTTTAATACCTCCAGAAGCTAATTTCTGTAATCCACTCGTTACATTTTCCATATTAGCTTTTAGAGCTGTTGCGGTATTAGTTAGGCTTTGTTGAATTTCATTGGCAGCACTTGTTTGAGCTTGGACGTTCATAGATGCTGAATTTGCATTTTGTTGGGCTATCTCAAGGGTATTTTGAGCTGCTTGTTTTTCCTCTTCTGTACCGTTCTTTAATGCCTTAGTGTAATCATCTTGGGCTTTGGCTAACTTGTCATGAGCCATAGTCTCTTCTTCAATAGCAGTAAGACGATTTTGTTCGGCTAATTGATATGCTTTTATGTCTTGACCTAACTTCTTGAAGTTTAAGCCACCAGCTCCGCCTAAAGATTGTTCCATTTGGTTGATGGCATCAATCAATGCTTTTTGGCTGTCTTGGTCTGAACTTTTAAACTTATCTGTTTGGATGTATTTCTTAGCTTCTTCAAGCGCAGGTTTAATCATATCATTAAACATACTCCCAAATTCACCAAATACAGTTACCCAATCTATATTGGCTTTTATAGCTTCGGTTTCCTTGTTTTGAATGGCAACGTCACGTTGCTTCTCCAACAACTTTACTTGCGCACTATTAACTCCGCTTTCTTCTTGCACTTTCTTTATCTTTTCCGCATATTCTTGTGCTATAGCAAACTTCTGTTGCTGGAATGTTCCATACTCCTTCAAGTAATCATTTAAAGCTTGCTGTTCGGCTTTAAGCTGTTCCTTGGTTATATCGGCAATTGCTTTGTCCCTCTTGTTTTCAGCGTTGGTATAACGATCGGAAATCTCGGTGGATTGTTCCAAGGTTAATTTCCCCTTTTGCTTCTCTGATAATTCTTTTTCTTGCTTTTTGATGGCATCCAACTCCTTTTGATAGTCTAAATCAATCTGTTTTAGCTTTTTCTCTGTGCCTTCCTTCATGAGGTCAATTTCTGCCTGTTGGTTTTGACGACGAAGTGAAAGAAGTTCTTCGGCTGATTTCTGTTGGTCTTTCTTCTGCTTGTCAGCAGCTTTTTCTTGTTTAGATAAAGCACTACCGGTAATACCACCTAAATCTTTATATGCTTTTTCTGCAGTCTCTTCTCGTTTTTTAGCTTCTTCGTATTGCTTTGAAGTGAACTTTGATTTGTCCTTCTCTATTTCAGAAAGTTTCTTTTTGGCATCCTCCCAGTCCTTCTTAGCTTTTTCGTAATCCTGTTTGTAAGTGGTTTTACTCCGTGAATCGTATTCGGATTGAAGAATATCTATCCTGTTAGCCAATTCGCCCTCTGTCGTAGCACCTTTCAAAGAGCCAACACCAACATTCAAGGAATACCGCTTATTGTTTTTTCGAGCTTGTTGGAGTCGTTTCATCTCCTCAAGTTCCGTTTTGATTTGGGCATCTGTGGATTTCTTTAAATCAAGTTGCCATTGTGCCAGTTCATCGGAGCGAACATCTTTCTGATACAAGTCTCTTGACGGTTTTGCGAGTTCCAATTTTCTCCTTAAGGAAGATTCTGTCTCTAATTTGTATTTTACAGCCAACTCAAGCTCTTCTTTAGATAGTCTTTTCTTACGATAATAAGGGTTTTCACCTAACTTCTTCCATAGTGACAACATCTTTTCATATTCTTCAATCTTCGCTGTAGAATCGCTAAGATTCTTCTTATTAGTCTCCACCTTGTTTTTGGAGACTTCCTCATTATACTCTTTCCATAATCCGATAAGGTCTTTGATGTGCCCTTTTTCGTCTATGTATTTTTGAAACAGAGAAGGATACTCTTTTTTTATGGCATCTATAGCCTTCACTCTGTTCATGGAAGAGGTATATTCGTTTTGAATGGTTGCTATTAGTTCCTCTAACCTGGATTTATGCTCTTCTTCTTTCTGTAAAGAATCTGCTTTTGTCTTGTTGTATTTCTTTTGAGCCCTTTCCGCTGCAGTTGTCGAATCACGAAAAGCCCACATAGCAGTCGCAGCACCCACAATTAAGGTTGCAGCCAAAACATAAGGATTAGCTTTCATTGCAGCATTCAAAGCCAGTTGAGCAACAGTTTGCGCCTTTGTCGCTATGGTCTGGATACCTTTTGCAACTGCATCTGCTCGTGCAGCTACAGCCCAACTACGGGTAAGAGCTATGTTTATAATAAGAGCAGCTTTATAGGTTCCATAGGTGGCAATCAAACCTGCAAGTATTTTACCTACCGTCTCGTAGTTCTCAATTAAGGAAGTGGTAGTCTGAATAGCTCCCATGATAACGCCTTCGCCTTTTGTTCCCAGTTCGTTAAAAACGTTATCCAAAGCATCCTGCATCATAGAGATTTGACCATTAATAGTCTTGGATGCGTTCTCGGACATATTGTAGAATTTACCACCGGCAGAAGTGGCATCAAGAAAAGCTTGTTGCACCATCTCAGCGGAAATGGCACCTTTAGACATTTCCTCCTTGAGAGTAGCGATAGATTTTCCCGTTTTCTCGGAAATCATCTGCAACGGGTTGAATCCAGCATTAATCATCTGGTTCAAATCCTGCCCCATGAGTTTTCCAGCTGCCGACATCTGAGAAAAAGCCAAAGTCAGAGAATTGAATTTGCTTGATTCTCCCATTGAGATATCACTTAGAGCTTTCAAGTATTTGATGGTATCATCAGCCTGAATGTTGAAACCAAGCATCATCTTTTCAGCTCCAACCATATCAGACATGGTAAGCGGAGATATTTTTGCTAGCTCTTTGATTTGCGGAATCAGTTGCCCAGCCGTATCCTTTCCGACTATTGTCTCAATGGCAGTCTGCATAGATTGAAATTCCCCGCGCACTCTGATAAGTTCGGAGCCTAATGCTTTCAAAACACTTACTCCACCAATAACAGCTAACGCTTTTTTCCAAGAGATAGCAATGCCATTATTGGTTTCTGTTACTCCTTTTGCATCATCTTTGTAAAGAGAGTATTCATCACGGAGTTTCTTTACGGAAAGACGAGCGTTCGCTTGTTCTTGAGTTAATCCAAACAGAGCGGCTTTTTCCTCATCTAAAGCCTTGCGAGCGGAATTGTATTCATTCAGCTTACTATTTGCCGATAGCGGATTACGCTTCAATGCTGTACGGTAGGCTTCTCCCAAATGCTTTACATCGGCTTCAATATCCTTAACTACTGCCTTTTGAGCGATAATCCGTTCAGTGAAACCGTTCACTGTCTGCGAAGCATCGAAGATTTTCTTCTTGAAATCCCCCTCCATGACCGCACCGGCTTTAGCGGCATTAGCAACCAATTCATCCATTCGTTGAGTGGATGCAGAAAGTTGGGTGTTCAGAGCCTTGAAAGCGGCAGGAGACTGCGTGCTATCCATGCCCTTTAATTCCTGCTTTAACTTCGCTATCTCATTGCGGAGTCTTACAACCTCTTCCCAGTCACTTGCTACCTTGAAATATAATTTCGACATATCACTTCTTTAACGGATTACTACCTTTTCTTCTGAAAAACTCGTCTTCTGAAACCTCTTCCATAACATCCCCATAGGAAGTATGAAGTTTATCCTTTTGCATGATAACCAAGTTTCTGTACGGTATCTTATAGATTACTTCATTATATGACAGATGCAGGGATTCCATGAACGTTGCAATCTGTCCGAGTAAACAGTTATTCCCTACTGCTTCTGCTTTGCTGTCAGTAGAGCTACGTTCTTGGCTAAAACTGACAGCTTGTAAAAATTTTCAGCGGAAATCATGGAAAATCCTATAGAAAGGGCTTTTACGACTTCATCGAGTGTCCCCTTAGATAGTTCTTCGCATAGACTTTCATCGCCCTTTATGAGCCATGAGAGAGCGCGGGAAGCCGCACCTATATCTTTTAATGAACGTAGCATATCCAATATCGTGTTGCCTTCTTCCAAATCGGAAAGGTAATACCCGAACCCTGCTATTTTATGAATTGTAGGAGGATTAATCACATAGGCATTGCCATTCACAAACACCGTCTCAAAGTCTTTCCCCAAGACAGCAGCACTTACTATTTTTGAAGCCTTTTCCATATTATTTTTAAAAGGCGGTGAGCAATCACCCACCGCCATCCTGAAAACATTACTATTTTACCTATTATGCCGATGGGGTATCTACTTTCTCTCCATCAAACCAGTATTCATCCGCAACACCTTCAGTTGCATTATCCATTGCAACGGCTGAAACACCAAGTCCCATGTTCTTTTCTGCCATATTTGTCTTTCCGACTATTCCGGCATTGGTGAACACTACATAGTTTCCTGTCTTCGTTTTGCCGACAACAGCTTTGTAGACAAGCCCTGGAGTATCGGGAGCTTCCCATCCCACTACGGTATTAGTTTCTTTGACTAACTTACCGCCTTGCAACGCTACCTTATCTTCAAATGCGTATTCTCCGATAGTGAAAGCAATAGTCTTATTACCTTGATTGGTCATATCGCGGTAATATGGTTTTCCTGTCAGTTCATTGATATAGTCCGTTACACTCGGATCATCCTGCGTGTACTGGAACGTATCTTGATGTGAGTTCTTTACTTCTGTTGCAGAAGTGAGCCACGTCTTTAACGTAGTGGCTGTTACGGCTGCTGTAATAACATCACCGTACCAAAGTTGCTTAATTCCAATAAATGGTTTCATAATTATCTATTTTACATTTAATACTTCAAATAAAATTCTCACATTCACAAAATGACACTTTAAAGCTGTGTCCGCTTCTGTACCGATTGATTCGATAGAGTAACGATAGGTTGTGCCGTCATAGGAGCTTACCACATCATCAAACAGCTTATTAGCTTGTCTTTCAAGCTCATTCAGACGGATGGTGTTCGCTTCATTCTCGCTCAAATCGGGCACACAAAGATTCACTTCGGCAAAAGACTTCTTCCAATACTTTTCCGGCTGTTGTTTCTTCATATGGATGACAATCCTTTCAGACTTCAATTCTCCCATCAGCGTTCTGCCAACTGGTACTATGTCTATCCCGAAAGCCTTGCAATCCCGATAGAGAATATTTCCTATGTCGGTAGTTACTATCATCGTTCAAATTCTTCTTTTAATCGTTTCTCCGCATATAAAGCGGCACTACTCAAAACATCAAATCCTTTAGATTCCACGAATGAAGCGTATTCCGCTTCATTTTTCAGTGTCAGACCGTCTTTATCAACATCGTAATCATTGGACGTTCTTAGAGTCAATGTATGGTCTTTATAATTGCCGTGTTCCTCTGCATGTTTCACAGCTTCATCACCTACATCAATCATCTTCTTTTCAACTTCCCATTCTCCTTCATTGAAAAAGGAGTCGACATCGGAAAAATCGAAATCTACATCCATAGTTCCGAATAGTTAAAGTGGTTTGTACTCTTAACCGTGTAAACCTCACCTTGACCTCTCACGTTCTCACTGTCCATACAGCGCACTTCGTCACCAGCCTTAACAGTGATTCTCTTCTCACACACTACATGGTAATTCGGGCGATACACAGAGCCGTTTTCTGACTTAAACTCTTTGGTAGTGTTATCGTCGCAGCGACACTTACATACATCCTGCCAGCTTTCACCACCTGTTCCGGGAATGGGTCTGCCGAACTCATCCTTATCCATCGGGGTGATAACCTTTACCTGCAATATGTGTGGAGCAAATATCATAAGAAGGTACATTTAGGCTTGTTACTTAATTCGTCTTTCAATCCGTACTGTTTACACAGAAATGAATAGTAGTCCTTAATACCCTGAATGTTCCAAGACATAGAGAAGCCGTTTTCGCTGATTGAAGTGGCACGGAGTAGGAGAGAGGGGATGAACTTCGCAATTGCCACAGAAACGATATTGTAGGATTCCTTATTCATTTCATCCTCTCCGCTAATCTTCGCGTTCAGACACATATCCAAAAGATCAGTTTCCGATAAGTGAATACTGAAAGACTGAAATTTTTGCTGTATGTAGTCGTTCACTGTCATTTTAATTATGGTATAATCAGTCTGCTGTATGCAGTGTAGCTATAATGCGTACAATACTTCGATTTGTAAATATATCGGAACGGACACTTAGGAACTGAAATTTGTTTTCCTTGCATTGCCGTAATAGTTGCTGGTTGCATCGCCGGACTATCTGTAGTTATAAAGATTGGTTGTAGAACTGACAATACAACGCAATCAGTCGGAGCAGCTTCTAAGGTGAAAAACTGAATAGGTGACAAACCAACATCAACCGATGGGGCTACGTATTCACACTCGAAAGATTCGACGCTTGATGCCTGTACACTAAGCGAAACCAAAGACATCATAAATAAGCCACACATGGCAAAAATAAAATTCTTCATTTCTTTACTGATTTAAAAATTATACAATGGAAGGGTAGAGTAAACTACCCTATCCTTACTCAATTCCTAATGCTTCTTTCAGCTTGGCAGTTGATTCTTCATCAAATTCTGCAACCTTACCCAAAAGAGTTTCTTCTTTCATGTTACCGGAAGCCTGTACACCGATAGATTTCAAAGCATCAATCAAAGTCTTTTTTTCGAACTCTTTTTCAAAAAGGGAAATTTTCACCTCCTTCTTTTCTTCAGGAACCTTCACTTCAATCCGTTCGCCAAGTCTGCGGTTTTCCATATCCAATACACGGGATTCTTCATGGACTTCAATCACTTCTCCCGGATTATAATATTGTCCGGTGAATTTGTCGCGGAAAACAGATATAACCTTTACTTTCATATCCCCTCCTTATGCTGACTGGATTGATGCAATTTCGCTCAAGTCAAAATTGGTAATCAAATCCGGATTAGTAATTTGCGGAATCCATTCTGCCGTATATTCCATATAACGACCGTTTTTATCACGGTAGTTGGATATAAGCATCTGACCCTCTGATGGAACATAAGTACGACCTGATACTGGGTCGGTTGATTCGTATGGGGTGTGGTGGCGCATATAACCTACTTCATCACCGTTAAGCAAAGTAATGCGGTTATCCGCATAAATCTGTACATTCTTTCCGGTCTGATCTTTCACATAATCCTCTTTGATTTCAATACGTGGCAGACCGATACCGGTGAATACTTCGGAAGCCAATGAAGAAGAAATCAAGCCAGTATTCAATTTCATTTCGTTAGTACCGAGAATCATCTTGTACTGTTCGCCAAATTCAGAAGAGCCGAGTACATTCTTGTTGAAGGTTGTACGGGTCATAATCATTTTGGCATAGGTACCAAAGTCCGGAGCTAAAGAATGGAGCTTTTCTCTTAGATAAGAAATAAACATATTCTTGCCATCAACGATTATATCTCCAGCTGTAGGCTTAACGAAATTGAACGGAAGGGCAATCTCCAACAGTTTGTTGTCGGTTTGGCCGGAAGTGATAGCAGCATCCTTATTGTAAACGGTGGCTTCACCGGTCATTAGCAATGCACCGACAATAATATCCATACGTTTGTGAGCCGCAAGAGTAATCTGACGGTAGTCGTCTGCCAGAAAGTTTACGATTTCTTCCAAAGCGGCATTCTGACCCGTTGGTCTAGCCTGGTTGAACTTGTCGATTAAATCTTGCAATTCGGAAAGTCGGTCAATGGACATTTGATATGCATCGCCCAGATAGGCTATTTCACCATAACCAGAACCGATATTCCGACGTTCACGGATTGGCTTCTCCCCGAAACGTGAGTTGATAGAACCGGCCATTACCCCAGATACAGAACCGATATAGTCTTTGAATATACGAGTGGTTACTCTGCGGAAAGTAAGATACTGTTGCCAATAGATTGTATCTTTACGTGTTTGGTTTACACGTCTGATGATAGCGGAAACTATACCGGGATCATCGAATAATGTTTGGATTGTTAAAAACATATTTTACCTCCTTACTCGTTAAATTCAAACCATCCCTTCATGTTAGCCTTATCATTCTCGGAGAATGGCATAACCAACTTTGAAGGTTCAATTTCTGCGGCTGTGCGAAGCAGCGCAACCAATACGATACCATCTTCCACCTTTGTTCTCTCATACAAAGCAGAGTTTGAAACGTACTTTTGTTTCAGTCCGTCTACTGCGATTGCTTGGAAGAGAACTTCATCTTTGGCGATATTCTCACCAAAAGCATCTTTGATAGTCAATACGTCATAATCTTTGTTAGTCTTGTCGATTGCTGTCACTTCCGCACCTTTAGTACCACTGCCAATGAACATTCCCACATAGGCTAAAGAGTTCTTGGCGATTTTGATGCTTGTGCCAGAAGTGTATGCTTCGATAACTCTCACATTGATAACCGCATAAGCAAACTTGTTTTTCAAGTCTGCACAAATTGGTGTAAATCCGGGAAGATAGCTTCCCACTACCAAGTTCTGCGTATCAAGTTTGAACGGGCCACGTCTGCGGATGCCGGTTTGGACATCGTAACGTTCCTCTTGCTCGATAAGCGGAACTAAGTCATACTTAAATCCTGCTGACATAATTAATTTTTGTTTTGTTCAACAATAGTTTTCGTTCCTTCATCAATCATCTTGGCGATAGATTCAACTTCTTTCTCAATCTTCGTCTCTGCTGATTCTGGAGGGGTTACGCCTTTGAAACCGTCATTAGCAAACTCCTGTTTCAAGTCCTTGAAATAGGTATCCAGGTCCTCATCGTCTTTGATGGCGCATCTCTTGGCGTAATTTTCGGGAATACCATACTCTTTAGCCTTGGCAAGAATCTGCTCTTGTCGGGTAGCCTGTGACTTTTCCGTTTCAAATTGAGCGATCTTATCGGAAAGTGGTTTTACGGCTGCACTCACTGCATTGGCAATAATGGCAGCCATATCATCTGGCTTTTCCTCCGTTTTGGTGGTTGTGGTAGTAGTGGTAGTCTCGACTGGCTTACCGTCTTTAAGGTTATGCTTCTTCTCGTAGTTGGAAACTGCGGTCTTGGAAGCATCCCCGGCACGGAAATCACCATAGGAATTAAGCACGTCCGAAAAGCTGATACCCTCAATAATAGAGTTTACCTTTGTCTCGTCCGTTACACCCTCTGCCTTCTTTGTGGCAATTCGGGTTAAGATAACAGTGTCCACCCCAGTGAATTTCTGTTGCAGTCCTGTCAAAATAAGTTCTTGAATATTCATACCGTATGAATTAAATTGTTATTTAAAATTCGTGAGAGTAAAAATACAACCAATGCAGACGATTGGTAAATATTTAAAGCTCCCATACCGAACAATAGATAAAAGGTTCGGTATTCGGTATAAAAGTAGAAAGGAAATAGTTGAAAGGAATATAATTAAGTGATATAGAATTCACCAAGGAAAGATTGTGAAGAAATAAAACTAAAAAGGCGTGAATAGCCGAAGCCTCACGCCTTAATTTTGAATTTAAAAGCTCTGAATTTATAAAGTCGCAGATTGTAACTCTGCTCCGATATTCTTTATGGTATCGAGAATCTTCTTTGTTGTTGATTCTCCAGCAAATGCCAGCCCGTTTTTATATTGGCGCATTTTAGACTCATTGATTCCTGCTTTTTTAGCAAACTGGCTCACATTAATCCAATCGAAGTAATTAAAGAAAGATTGGAGATCGTACTTAAAAGTTACATCTATATGCTCCACTTCATTAGAAAGGGGCTTACCTTCTTCTGTAATCATTTCCTTTGCTTCTTTAATACTTTCCATGAAGTCAGCTTTTGCCTCTTCCACGCTTGAACCATATCCGCCCAACCCATGATTAAGAAGCATATCATCTGAATAGATGGAATATAAACCATCTGTCCCCTTTTCAATAATAGCAAGTATTTTCATAACTCTTTGTTTTTGATTTTAAATTTAAAAGCCATTGAAATATGTTTTCTCAATTTAGTAAGTAAGTGGCAGGGATTAAATCCCCGCCATCTTCTTAATGCTCTTTAGCGTGCCGTCTCTCATCTCTTGACTCTCATGTCTTGGTACTGGAAAAGTCTGTTTGGTTATTGGACTATACCAAATATCATGATTAGCACCATGACGATGAATGAAACAGCCAGCCTTCGTTAGCATCCTTACTAACTCTGATACTTTCATAATTTCAATGAGCTTTTAAATTCAACACAAAGATAACGTTTTTGTTACTACAAAACAAGTATAGCTCATAAAAATAAGTAACGTTTTTGTTACTTTTAACAATGTGGTAAAAATAACGGCACCCCTATCGGATCACCGCTAAATGTTCTATTTTTCATATAACAAAATTATAAATCCCGTGATTTTTCTGACCAACCCTCTGTTTTTTGTTCTTTATTTCCGATTTGAGCATTCTTTGCAGCCTGTTCTTCCTGTATCTCTTTCAGCTCTTCATCCAGCCTATCAGCGTTCCCAGCAAACATAATTCCTTCACGTGTAGACCACACTCCTCCACTGACAGCGGAGACAGCAGTAGTAACTTTGTCACTCAAATCGTCAATCATGAACGGAACGAGGTCTGTTTCTATGTCGATCGTCTGCGATGCCTTGTTGAACTCGGAAGGGTTGATAGTACCCAAAGCCGAAACAAGGAAGTTCACCCTTCGTTGCAAGAATTCACCGATTATCTCCGCATGATTACTCACACTCATGTGTGCGCCCATGAACATAAAGCGGAAAGCTGTACCGGATGCCTTGCCCACACCTTTCAATGTCTCAAAAGAAATACGCGGAGTGTTCGACATATCGTAGGCCATATTAGTCAGAGTTTCCGCTTCAAATTTTACCGTATCCGGAACCTGATTCCACGTCAGATATTGAGCGTCTGCACCTTCTCCTGTGAGTTTAACCATCCTGTCCTTAACCTTACCCATGAAACCTTCGACATCGCCAATCAGTTTCAGCAACGGGAAGAAGTGATAGTCGATACAATCCGCATAATTAGAAAGCAACTTCTCCAGTCGAACACGGAAGGTCTTAATCTTCTTGCAATACGATTCAGGACGGTAAGCGTAGATAACCGGCAGTTTCGGGAATCCATGAACGAAAGGTGTTCTTTCTTCATACCCTTTAGATAAGTCCCATTGATAGACCGCTTTGTCTGTGATAGTCATAAAGCAGGTGATTTCTGAATCATCCATGAGCTTTTTCTTATATTCACGAGAAAAAGCAATCATCTTACCTTCATCGTTGAAGAATGGGTATAACTTATCACCCCTGAATGGCGACCACAATACACTTTTCAGTTTCTTGGTCGGCTTTACCTTCCCTCCAAAGGTAGTTTTGATTTTCTTCCAGAACTTCGCCCAGAACGAATCATCATCGGTAACATACCAATACTCGGCTACTTCCTGTTCGGAAAGCCAGGCACGGACTATCTTCTTGTTCTGATACTTGATTTTATTGGACTTGAATACAGCTTTGACCGCATCCAACAGTTTCTTTTCGTCATCATCAGTCGGAGTGCAATCTATGGAAGGCTCGGTACCAACAGTGAAAGCGGTTTGAATGTTGACTATATCCTGTTCCAAAGGAATGGAGATGCGGTTTACCGGTTCGGTCTTGTATCGTGCTTCGATTTCATAGGTTCTTCCGGTCTTTTCATCGAAAGCTTTTTCCGCTTCCTTTTCAAGAACCTTTCTATCCGGGTACTTCTCCTTGTCAATCATGATTTCATGGCGTTCCGGATTCCAATCATCCCACAGTTTGCAACGGTCGGGAAGTTCAGTCTTCCTACCTTTCTTCAGGTAGTTTATCTTCTGCCCAATGTCTGGTAGAGCTAATATTTCTTCTAAATTTAGTGGCATAATCTATAATTTTAGTGTGTGAATATTCCTGTTAAATCTTTCGGCTTCAAAATGCGTCCAAGTATATGCCCCAAGATATAATACCTTATCGGATCAATGCAGTGATTCCAAGCATCTATAGGTTCATTGATATAATGCCCGTCTTTATCTTTATCCCAAACGTATTTACGAAGTTCTTCTATAATGTGATAGGAGCGTTCTGTAACGAACAATTCCATTTCTTTTATCTTGTCAATACCTGCATTGATAGAGCCGGGGAACTTATCTACCGGATAGATATTCACACCTCTATTTTTAATTTCCTGTATCAAACGAGGGTCTGCGCTATCCCCATAAACTTTCAATCCCCACGGTTTGAGTTTTTGCGCAATGGCATTAGTCAGCATACCTGTTTCATAGAATAATTCATCCACATAAAGCCTATTGTCGACAATTCCACAGCGTACACCGGTTGATGGGTCATTTGTGTACCCCCAATCGGAAGCAAGAGCAACTTTCTTAGCATAAGAAGGGAATTCTTTCACGATGCCCCATTTCTTGAACACGGCACCTTCAGCAACGTCAGCCCAACGACCAATAACTACATGAGCATATTTATCCGGATCGTTTATCTTCATACCTTCCACCTCTTTTAGAAATTCTGGTGAAAGATTCTCTAAATTATCAAAATAGGTTGTGTGAATATGAAGTACGTTCGGATGTGTTGAAACTTGAACCTGCACACCGTCAATCTCTACCAGTTTGTGAGTGTTCTCAATGTATTTCTTGTAGATGAAGTGATTGGAATCACAAGGATTCATTATGATGATAATCCGGTTCTGAATCCCCTTCTTACGAATGGAGAGCATAATTTTGTCGAACTCTTCTTCATTCGTCCACTCTTCCGCTTCATCACAAACAAAGGTAGTAATACCCTGAATGGATTTCAGTTTTGCCGTCTGATTTCCTGAAGAAGTTTTGATACCCCGGAACATGATACGGCTCTTAGTCATTTTGTTGACTATATCCGTCTTGGTGGTCTTGAAATACTTGGTAGTTCCATCAAGTTCTATCTTTTCCATCATTTCCGGGATGATAGACATGCCAGCGGAAACCATCGTGTAACGGGTGTAGAGAATCTGATGTATTATCTTCTCTGCTTCCGTCATTTCAAAGGTCAGACGCTCTATGAAGGTGGAAGCGTTGAAAGACTTTCCGGATCCACGCCCACCGGTAATAAGGATAATGAACTTATCCTTATCCTCATACAACGGATGATATATTATCTGGGGTTCTATCATTTCAGCTTATCTTTAATCCAGGAATCAATACTGATGCCGCGGTTTATGTCGGTAGGAATATCAGCTTCTTCATCCTGCTTACGTTCAACCTTCCTCCAATCTTCATCATAATGATACAACCAAACAGACTGCGCCTGTAAACTGGGAGCCAGCTCACCTTCTACAACTTGAACTTCTTCTTCACCTGTTAAATTCCCGTCCCTGTCCTTAATCTTTCTGATAGTGGTGCTTTTTGTCTTGACACCACCTAAAGCCATAGCTAGGAACTTTGCCCGGACTGTTGCAGTTATAGTCGCCCGCCCGCGCGTTAATACTTCACTTAATTCAGAGTACTGACTTTTCTTCTCGCAAAATGTCTGTGGAGCCAATCCTACAGCAAAAGCAATTTCCTTATCTGTGAACCCCCTTTTTGCATACGATTCTATGAGAGAAAGAAAGTCTTTGTCTGTATAGTCAAACTTAGGCTTTCTTCCTCCACGACCTTTTGTATTTTGAGATTCACTATTGCTCATAATCTTATCCGTTACTTAAACCTCTGCTCGCGGTTGTTTTTTCCATCCTGCTTCTTGTATTGATAAAAGCGTTTCGTACTCTTAACTCATTCCTTAGAGCATTTCTTCCAAGCATGTGTTCACTGTTTCTCAATCTTTCATATTGATTTTCGAGTTGTTTCACCGTTTTTCTTCTTCTGACTCGGCAATTCTCCTAATTTTAAGTTACTAATCTATTCTTTCAATTTGCTCATCAAAGACTTCTCCCTTGATAAACTTCATATCCGAATCATAACCGAATCTTTCACAGAAAGCCGCTTTAGCTGCATAAGTATCGAAGGAGAGCATTACATAGGCATCCATATTCTCGGCTTGCTTCTGTGCATTCTCCTTTACCTGTTGCTTGACTTCTTTCATGTGGGAAACCTTTTCGGCACGTTCTAATTGCTTAGCGGCTTTATCTGCTTCTTTCAGTTCGGTAACAGGCGACATCATATCAGACAGAGCGTCCGCAATAGAGTTTTCCTCTTCTGTCTGCAATAGGTAGTCAACGCCAATCATATTTAAGTCAGCATCAGTCAGACCAGCGTCTTTCCAGTCAATATCAGGAACAATTTGTGCAAGTGCATCGAAATCCCATGTACCTTGCGCGTTCGGGTTATTCATCAGAATATTTAATTCCTTCTCCTGCTTTTCATCCACGTCTATGACATCGACACGAATTTTGTAGTCGTTATCGGGGAACTTCTGCAATTCGTCCATGACAGATAAACGCTGGTGTCCGCTGACTACGGTAAGCCCGGTACGCTTGTTCACTACAATTCCACCGACCAATCCGAACTTCTTGATACCACGCTTTAATGTCTTACGGGATTCGTCCGACAGTTTACGAGGATTATAGTCTGCAAAGTGAATGGCAGAACGATTAAGTTCTACCGATTCGCTCTTTATGTATTTACTTAGTTCCATGTTAGCCGTTGCTTAAACCTCTTGAAGCTAATCTGCGACTTACATTTAAAGTAGCCTTTGTTATTCGGGCGTTATTAGCTTCATATCGGCTACGATTCACTCCAAGATTATACGCTTCATTCGTTCTATTAAGACGTGAAATCCTTTGTGATAGTGATTCGGTTCTATTTCTTCTTCTAACTCGGCATTCCTCCTATTAATTTTGTTTGTTATAATATTCCCAAAGCACTCTTTCAGCCATCGGGAAAACTTTGTAAATTCTCTGTAAGTCCTGCGGGTAATTCTTCTCCATCCAAAGCATGCAATCAAGGTTGAAGCCTACTCCCGAACTAGCTTTGAGTGAATATCGGATTGGTTCTGGTAAGTTGTGCTGCCTCATGTAAGCAAGAATATCCTTTTGCGTCCAATCAGCCAAAGGATAAACCATACCGTTATTCTCGTAACCGTTGGATTCATACCCTTTCAGCATCAAACGTCTATTCATGCCATCGGCTTTTTTCATTCCCAAGAATGTGTAACAAGCACCATACTTTAACTGCATAGCTTGTACTATATCCGCAAGTTTCAGCAACTTTACTTTTGGATTAGGGACACAATACAACCCGCCACGAAGAATGTAAGTAAGGTTCCAGTGAGGTACTTGCACGAACTCAATCTTTGGATATTTGGCTTTAGTCCAGCCAATCCACCGGTTAATGTGCTCCAAGTCCTTAACAAAGTACATAAAGACACATACGATACGATCAAACTTTGGATAGATTAAATCAAGTAAAACAAGTGAATCTTTACCTAAAGATAAAAACAGTAAAGCCTCACTCGATTTTACCCGAATGAGGTTTATATACTGGTTCGCTTGTTCTATTTTATTCATAGCTAGCCACCGTTTAATCCGAATGAAGTACGGAGATCACTGTAACGCTGTCTGCGTGATCCTAATTGTGTGGCACTTGCCGTGCCTCTACGGTTGGCAACCAATCTACCGCCTGCACCTGCACCATTCATATTTCTGCGCGGTCCGGCTACTCTGTTAATTCTTCTTGCGACTCAGCAATAATTTTTAAATTAAACAATCAATCTATATGTTTCTCTAACACCTTTCCTAAAGTATAGTCCATTTGGGCAGCTAAATATTCTTCGCCCTGATACTCATAAACAATATCGTCACCATTTTCGTCTGTGAGGATTGATGCTTCTGCGTTCTTAACTTCAATGATGATATACGGACGTTTGCCTTTGTATTCGCCTGTAAGAAGTTTAATAGCATCGTACTTGATAGGCTTCAGTTCTATTTCGCCCTCTTCAGGTAGTTCTTCATCAGCTTTATACTCTTTACCGCCACATAGGTAAGTGATATACTTCTTTGCGTTGGTAGGTCTGATTTCACGGTATTCGTGAGTTTTCTTACCTGCTAAAATCTCATCAAAATACTTTTGCTTAATCGAAAACGTCAATACGTTCATAATCGTGTCAATTTTAAAAGTTAATAATCGTAGTTGCGGGACAGGGATTCGAACCCCGGACCTTCGCCAAGTCAAAGCGACAAGCTGACCACTGCTCTACCCCGCGATAGTACCTCAAAGATACTATCACAACCAAAGATAACGAAATAGATTTAGATTTCAAGACGAACAATCAGCCGAATGTTTGATATTTAACCAAGTATCACGCTTTTCTCTGCATTCTACCAGCGTCGGGGCTACTGTAGCAAACAGATCGCCACTTTCAGTACGGTAGTCGTACTGATACATTTTCACTCTCTTACCTTTCAACTTAGTGCTGTAGGTGCAGTAATTCTCTTTACCTGGTTGGCATACACTGCAACCGTTTTTATTTATTGAGTTCATAATCATTTAAATTGTTTGTTTTATAAACATATACTTAGTGTAACAATCATAACCGTTTGCTTTAAACTTATGCATGTAAGCACCATCTACAAATGGATATGGATAATTCTTAAAAATACGGTGATATTCTTCTTCTGTGAACACCCTATCCCTGTTTTGTCCATCTATGGCAAAAGGCTGATTCATCAAATCTGGTTGGCAGTTTAAGAACTTAGGGGCGTAAATCTGCACCTGTATTGTACCTATTTTCATCATCGTATATCTTTAAGCGTTAATACCAACTGCATTTTTCATAAACCCGCCAGCCTGTTCAACTGACATATTCAGTTTCTTTTGAATCAAGATAAGCATAGAACTAACTTCTTCTTTTGTATCTAAGTTGCCTTGCACAAACTCTGACATGATGAATTTCTCTATCATTCTTTGTTTAATAACTGATACTTTTGTTTTCATAATCGTGTTATTAAAGGTTCATATATAAACAAGTCAAATCACACTCTTCATCGTAGTCATATTCTAAAGTTACAGGGGCGAAATATTTTTGGATCTTTTTTGCTGCTACCTCATTTTTACCCTCAAAAGAGAAGGTAAAAGACTTTTTGCCTCTGATCGTTATTTCAACTAGTACGCCTGCTACCTTTGTCATATTGCTTTCAAGTTCTTGTTTTGGCATAGTTTTCTATATTACGTAGGGCTTTCGCCCTGCCGGTTGATGTTATATTATTTAATGCCGCAAAGTTTTGAAACTTTCAATAACTCTTTATCGGCCATAAATGCGAGATTAAAGAATACACCTTCATCAAAAGGCTTGTTTTGCAGTATAGCTGCTGATTTCATTTCAACCATTATTCTGGTAATCATTTCACCTTTTACTTTATCACTCATTTTTGTTGCCATAATCGTATATCTTTTAATTGTTATTACTTCGTTTTTAATGAGACAAATGTAAATAGTATTATTTACTTATGCAATAAAAGACGCAATATATCTATATTCATTTAAACTTTATTAGTAAATAGTTTTATTTACATATTGTTTATTAATGTAACTTTGCAGAAAAATAAATGATATGACAAGAATAAAAGAAATACTAAAAGAAAAAGGGCTGACGGTTAATCAGCTTGCAGATATGCTTGAAATAAGCAGGCAGGCATTAAGCAAACAGATACAGGGTAAAATGCTTGTCGAGACAGCACAACGTATTGCAGAGGCTTTAGATGTTCCCATGTGGCAACTCTTTGCATCACCGGAAGAAGTCAAAGGAGAAGAAGACAATAATACAATCACCTGTCCCAAGTGTGGTACTAAGTTTAAAATGGAGGAATAGAATATGGAAGATTCTAAATTTTGCGCTTTTATAGATATTCTTGGATTTAAAAACAAAATAGCAGAAGACTATGAAGAAGCAAAGCTATTTTATCAAAAATGTATGAGCTTCTTAAAATCAACAGATACAATGCTACTTGAGATGAGAAAGCAAGAGCCACTTTTAAATTCAAAACAGTCAGATGTAGAATTCGCAATATTCTCTGATTCGGTTATTATTTATGGGAAAGATTTTAATGACCTTCTTTTTAGACTTTCTAATATAACATCATGGCTGAATTCATATGGATTCTTTTTCAGAGGAGGTATAGGATATGGGAAGCATTTTTCAGATATATCTCCTACAAACTATCTTATTGTGAGTGAAGGTTTAGTACAAGCAGCAACAATTGAAAGCAAAAAAGCTATTTATCCAAGAATAGTAATTGACGAGATTGCATTAAATGCAATATTATCAGACAGTAATGTAAACTACCACACACTATCTCACTATTTTATTCAAGACTATAATAATTTATGGTTTATCAATCCTTTCTTTTTAAATCCAGATATTTCGGATATATATAATTTATCGATAAAAAAAATCAAAGAATACGAAGGTAAAGATTTTCAAAACAAGTATATTTGGATAAAAGAATTATGTAATTACTTTGATTCAAAGTATTTAATCAGAGCTAATCCTGATCTATATTATTGTAATCAAAATATTCAAAAAGATTATTTATTTTATTATCCTGCAATTTTTTCCCTTACAAGATTTGGAGATAAATTCAACTACACAATTAAATTAAATACGTATCAAAAAACTTTTAAAGAGAATATTGAAGACATTTACAAACAACACTATTGTTTACAGCAGCAACCTGATATACTTAAAGAATTAAGAACTGAATAACAAAAGCCGGAATAACCTCCGGCTTATTTTTTTTTCATTCATTTGTGAAGTTTCTTCTTACATTCTTTGTCTTATTTGTTTTTTGTAAGTATGTTTGCGGATATTAAGAAGTCAGCGGAGAATTTATAATTCAAAAGATATGCCATGGAATCTATATTTTCAATACTTTATGAATCAGATAAAGGAGTATGTCATTTAGGCACCGACTTTCTAGTGTATACAGAAGGCATATTTATTACAGCAGGACATATTTTTAGAAAATTACGAGATAAAAATAGTCCCTTGATTTTGAATAAATTTAAAGCTCTATTTTTCGATAATGGAGAACCGGTTCTATTTGATTTTTTAGAAGTGTTTTATGAATCATTACAAGTTGATTCTCCAGAAAGAATTCTTGAAAATAGCGTGCAAAAAGGACCTGTTTATATCGATATTGCAATTGGAAAAATATTAAATCCCCCAAACTTTAAACATTTACTTTTAGATCGAAGAAGACCATTAAAAAGAGAAGAGTTGTTAGTTAAAGGCTTTCTTAACAGTAAACAAGAAAATAATTTTGGAAATGTTTTTTTACACTTAAACCAGTTAGAGCTAATAACTTTAAAACCTAAAAAATTATTTGTGTCTGAAAATGATGCACTTATTACAAGATTTGAGAAATTCTATAATTGTTCTAGACACTCTGTTCCAAACAAACACTTTTATAATAATTGTATAACTTTGAAACCTAAGATGGATAAAGCATTCGAAGCTAGTGGATGTCCAGTCATCAATACAAAGGGGCATGTAGCTGGTATATTAATAAGTGGTTCCCAAAATCAAATGTATATATTATTAGCAAAATATTGTTCCAAATCTATACAATTTAAGACGCATTATTTATATAACCCTTATGAATATTTATTATGAACTGGATAGATACAAATACCCTAATTACTATTTGCACTTGTGCAATTGGCTTAACGCAATTCCTATTTTGGCGATACATTGCCAAACAGAAATCTTATGAATCCGAAAAAGGAAAGAACCTAGCTACAAAAGAAGATATAGCAGGGATTACTAAAGAAATAGAGTCTGTAAAAGCGAGTTATAACGAATCACTTGAACGACATAAAATGGAGCTTCAAAAAGAATTAGAATTAGATCGGCATATTATTGAATTATGCAGTAATTTAGACAAAGAATTAATTATTAAATTAGCTACCTGTAAAAGTGAAATTGAAAAAGAAATTTATTCTTTTAACACTGATCCGGTTAAGTTTGCATCTATACCTCACATTCTAAGCTTACACAAACATCTTAAACTATATGAATTGAGATATGCGAATATTGAATGTGCAAATAAAATAGCTAATATGTGTGAAGGAATAAGCTGGATAGATGATGATTTAAAAGCTAACCGTAGTGTCGATTATAAAGAATTCTCAAAGAATTTAGAAAACCTAAACAATATCATAATTCACCTTTTAAGCCTTTTACTCCCCAAACTTAATTTGTCAATAAAGCCGGAGCAATAAACTCCGGCTCACTAATTGATTAACCCCTTGAATTTTAACCGATTTACAATTTCAGTGTAAAGATACTCTATATCCTGCCGGAAGTCCTTATATTGTTGATAGAGAAAAGAAACATCTGCAATATTGTTCGATATAGTACAAGGTCGAACGTTAGGGAAAACTTCTTCAAGAACCTTTCTCACTCCATTAGGCATACGACCACCCGCCAATACACTTGGAGCGAATAAGAATAGAATAATAAAAAGAAATTTCTTTCTCTGTGTAATACTCTCAACATCAGGGAGGGGATCTATCTCTGAAAGTATATCTTTGAACATTTCATGTACAACTGGAATTAGATCTGAATCCTTCAATAAAGGAGTAGATAATTCACTCTCTCTTTCTGATAATCTCCGTTTTTTTTCTCTGATTGATTCCAGTTCTGAAACTATTGAAAATTCTTTTACCATAGCACGATTATTTTAAAAGTAAATAGTATATTTGTACTATGAATTAGGGAAGGGCGTCTATCTGGTGGTTCGGGTGACGCTCTTTTATTTCACACTCCTCCCCCATATTTTCGCATTATACAGGGAATAAGCCCATAATTTGATTTCTTCGCTGGTATGAAGGAACTCCACTTTCATGGCTTCCTTCATACATTCCGCCAGTAGGTTGTCTTCTTGGTTCATAATTCTTATTGATTTACGTTAATTGCTTTAGCTTAATTTCTTTGAGAACATAAAGAGGACTTTCTTTACTACATTCCGCCAATAATCCTTGTATTAATCTACCGTGTGATTTATCCAAGGAAATAGGCGAGAATGTTCCGTCGGAATTTTTCTGAAATAACAGAATTGCACCATCTTTCAGATTTTCAAATGCAGTATTCGGAGTTGAAACATCTATCTTACTCATAATTACTCTGTGATTCGTTTATATTAGGAGTCTGACCAACTTTCATATAGTAGTCTATATTTTCATGTAGAGAGCTTTCCTTTCCATTTATGAGATCAATTACATGATTCCATGAACGCATTACATTTCGATCCAAACACGATTCTCTTTTAGGAGAATCAAACGCATTTGCGACCATCCGAAGTGTATCGGCTATTTCTTTTAGTTCCCATAGAGGAACTTTTATCGTTTTAGTTAATTCACTCATATTTACACCGTTATACACCAAATAGGCTTGTTTGTACTAGAATGCCTTTATTGGTTTTTATCTCTCCGTGGCATTCATAACGGAAACGAGATCCACTTGTTGGCATGGCTATTCCTTCACTAGTTTTAATGCTTCCTGTATTCCAGCTTCCAATGCTTCTTCGTAGGTGATGTAATGGATAAGTGGTCTATCCGACAATCCTACCATGTCATGTTTTGGAATCGTCAGTATGTCATATATCCAATAATTCCCATACATATAGGATATTTCAACATGCAGGTTCTTAGTTTCACGTAGCCATTTCTGGGCGATGTATTTAGTAGGAAATCGTATATCTATAGACATTCCTTTCTCTTTCAGCAGATATGCTGTCTCTAATGTTACAAAATCTTCTTTCATTTGTCTTCCTCCTTTCCTCTAAAGTGTTCGATTAGCTCTTCTACGGTAGCCTTATGCCATCTTTCAAACAAAATCTCTGGCTTATCAGAATAATGCATGCCTACTTTTAAAAAACGACATTGGAACCATTCTTTGCCATCTGTAAACCATTGATGTATATCAATATCATCCCTCAATGCGGCTATGGCAAGGAAAAGATCTTCGTTGGTTCCGCAATCAATAAAACTATCGTCTAGTGATACATTATAAGGAACGTATTCACCATCAATAGTTGTAATTAATTTGCTATCATCAGTTATTTGGAAAGGATTTCCATATTTTTTATATCCCAATTTTTCCAACTTCTTCCGGAGCTCCGGTGTATTTTTGCGTATAAACGCTGCTGTTGTAAATCCCATAGTCTATTCTCCTTTCGAATCTTTTTTTACACATCAATTAATAGATTGGATTCAGCACATCTATATCGCACTCATGGCATAAATTGCAAACCTTTGCTTTATCTTTAAGGCACATGCTCTTAGCCTTTTCCGGATAATTCCAGTTGATGGAGCTGCGAATAATTGCTTTAATATGATCTAATTCCAAGCTCTCCGGACAATGTTCATTGAGAAAGTCTAAATCTTCCTTGATTAGTTTCTCATATGCTTCTTTGCTTATCTTTATGCTCATATCTGTTCTGTTTTACGCAAATACTTGATAATTCTTCAAGAACTTGCAAGGGTTAATTATTGAAATAGTGCTTTCTGCACTTGTGACAATACAAATTTATTCGCATCAGCGAAGAACTTTTTCTTTATTTCGAATCCGTATGCTCTGCGTCCTAGTTGGGCAGCTGCTAATAAGGAGGAACCACTTCCGGCGCATGGATCAATTACCACATCGCCTTTATCGGTAAAGATTTCTATTAGCCTACGAAGAAGTGGGACAGGCTTCTGTGTTGGATGTATTTTAGGCGTTTCATTGTCTCTTACCCAATCAAAGCAATTGAATATCATCCGCCCGTCATTGTTGAACTTTGGAAGTTTTTCACGATAAAGAAGTAAACCGTACTCACAGTTTCCTACTACTTTCATGTTTGCCTTTAAGACCTGTGCGGAGAAATCTTTCCGGAATACAAGATTGATATAATTATTTAACCCATATCTTTTACCAAGTTCGATGTATCGAAATTGATCTTCAAACTCACAAAAGATTATCATGCAAGGTGCTTTACCTTTATCCTTTGGCTCTTTTACAAGCATCTGGGAACAGAAATGCATAAATTCTGCCGGGCGAAAATCTTTATCGGTATCAAAAAATTCTTTACCGGCCTTATCGCTTTCTCCGTTCTTATTATCACCATCCACATACCATGAGGGATTAGAGGCATAAGCATTATTTCCTAGATTGTAGGGCACATCGGCAATAATTAACTGCGCTTTGGGGATTCCATAAACTTTGTAGTTCTGGAAATGGTCATTGTATAGTTCTATATCTTTCATATCTTAATTGTATTTATCAAGTAGTCCGCCAACCGGTAGACTAACAGGTAAAATAAGATGTTCACTCCTATGAGAAGGAGGATGTTTAGGAGTATTTTCATATTTTAGAAACTAGAATTTTAGTTATTAAAAATATGGGCGAATACACTTTTTTCATCGGACAATTCAAGTCCTAGCTGTGAAGGATGACTCTTGATGTAGTTATAGAACGCAAACATTTTCTTGTCATCATCACCGCATCTATCTACTAATAACCGGATGAAGGCTAGGAGACAATCAGAGTCATTTCCAAAGTTCTCTTGTGTGGAGAATTGGGTTTTGTCTACATCTTGTTTCAATTTCCGGATCGCGGCTATTGCTGTGTTGAAGTTATGTTTAGCGTTGTAACGTAATTCATAGCCTTGCTTTCTCATTTCACTTCTTAAATCGTAGAGAAGAGTTTCTACGACATCTGTTAACACGTATGCCAGATTTAGCGTCGTGTTAAGGTTTGTTGTTCCTACTAACATGATTTTATTTGTTTCTAATTTGAATAAATCCTCGTTTTTCAGTTTCTCTAAGGAGTTCCATATCTTCCTCCTTGATATTGCAAGGTGTTTCTCGGTTGACACTCATATAGGATGGAATACCGAACTTCTTTCGTATCTTGTCTATAGTGTTCCGGTCTTTGGTATTCCAACATATTGTAACATTCATTTTCTCAAACTTTTTCCTTTAAATTTTACCCGTGTAGTAATGGAAACCAATCTATCCATGGTGCGCTCTCCGTATTTTTGAGATATTTCGTCAAGTGACAGATTGGTGGTTAATATCAGGAGCTTCCCTCGTTTTTCCGCTTCATCAACAATTTCGCAGAAGGCAAGTCTTTTCTCACCAAATTTCACGCTTAGGTTCTCTGTTCCGATATCATCTATATAGATGATATGTTTTGCTTTTACCCCATCTATATCAGCGTTCATTTGTTGAGCATCATAACAGGCTACTATCTTTCGGCAATAGTGATTCAGAAGCAGGGGGATGATCTTCCAACAGATAAGGGATTTTCCCCGTCCACAATTGCCATGACATAAAAGCCCACGTCCGTTGTTTCCGGAAAGCCATACGGCTATTTCTTCGTATTCTGGTAACCATTCAGCATTTTCCGTGAAATAGTTCAGCCCGTACCAAAGAACATTTTTTGCATTCGGTATCGCTATGTTCACAAGGTTAGGGACGGGATTAAACCCGGTTTCTTTGAGATTGTTGATTGTTTTTTTAAAGTCTATTTGTTCCATCTTTCCTCCCATTTTCTTTCTTGTGGTGAATCGTATTTATCAGGGGAATTGTTATTGAGAACTACCCCGATGTCAGTAGCCGGTTTAGCAGGCATTCTCTCCTTGCTTGCCCATGTGGCTAACCTTTTGGGTAACTCCCAGGTCTTTTCAAGCTCATAGCGCATTTTAGTTTCTGATTTATTCAGCTCTGACCAATAATCGAAGAAAGCCCGTATCATATTTTTCGGGTATTTACCGACATAGGGAATTAAGGACTGGTAGAAAGAATTTTTTCGAGTGAGGGTAGCGGCTTTAGCCGCGTCTTTCTTTGCTACTCCGTTAGGAGTAGTTTCTTTTATATTCTCTTCTTTCTTATTATTTGGGTTAGAGGTGGGTTGCTCTTTTAGTAAGTGGGTTACTTGTTGGGTTACTAGGTGGGTTACAAGTTCTTGTAAATTACCATCTATCAATTGATTAGGTGAGTTACAAGGTGGGTTGTTAGGTGGGTTTTCCATAACTTCACCGTTGTACTTTTCAAAATTGACGAGAGTAATCACATTGATCCCTTGACTGTTATCAGTAGTAATCATTTTTTCTCTTTTCAGTTTTCCGAGGAAAGATTTAACCCATTGTTCAGATCTTCCCCATTTTTTAGCAAGAAATCTATTGGATGCAGGATATTGCCCTCTTTCCCATGTTACTTCATAACACCCGATGCGCGACGTAGTCGGTGATGCCTCAAATCGTGCTGCCTGTATCAAGTCAATCCACGCTTCGCACTCACTAAATGCCCGGGCGGCCTGCCATATCTTGTTATCAAAGAATGAGCGAGATAGTTTAATAAATCCTTTATCCATTGTTTAGAATCTCACATTGGTTAATTGTCTACCTTTAGAGCAAACAATCCATTTCCCATTACCACTATCAAACAATCGTAATTCAGAGACTTCACCAAAACGTTTGATATTGCCGCATAAATCCACAATCCAGCCACATTCTTTGGAAGGGTGGGGGCGGATAGCCCGACCGACTATCTGATACCACATAGCAAGTGACATCGTGGGACGTGCCATAACAACAGTGTCGAGTTCCGGATAATCAAAACCTGTAGTCAATACTCCGACATTCGCTACTACTGGTATTTCTCCTGTTTTAAAATGTTGGAGAATCATTTCACGAGTGGCTTTTGGGGTATCACCGGATACAATAGCGCAGCCAGGTATTGAATAGGTCAACCGCTCTGCTTCTTTCAGGAACCGGGTAAATACCAAAATACCTTTTCGTTTACCTCCGGCTTTGGGATTCATCAACCTTTGAACGATATGGACGAGATAACCGTAAAAGTCTATACGCTCATATTCTCTTTGGACTGACTTATCGGTGTAGTCGGCACCGGTAGTATTTACCCTCAAGTTGAGTTCGTTCCATCCCGATGGATTCATCGGGTAGTAGTTCAATTTCGCCAAATAGCCCATATCAAGTAAGGTCGATACCTGTACATGGTAAATGACTTCTGAAAAGACATGAGGTTTTGTCCGAGTGATGAATTTTAGCATAGAGCCAAAGTTTCGGCTGGAAGACAATCTATAAGGAGTTGCGGTAAGCCCTAACACCTTACACTTAACCGCTTCAAAGAAATCCTTATACATCCCTTCTTTAGGATTTACAAGGTGGCATTCATCAACGATGATGTTCTTGAAGTGAGTAAAGAGTTCAGGATGATTCTTTACCGATCCGATGGTAGCAAATGTTATCCGGTTTATCTCTTTTGAATTGAAAGAAGCCGAATATATACTACAGTCGAGAATACCGTATGAGCATAGCTTTTTGAAATTTTGCTCAAGTATTTCCTTGCTCGGCTGGAATACTAAAGTATGTCCGTCAAGTCTTGCAGCTATATCCGCAATGATTAAAGACTTTCCCGATCCTGTAGGCAATACCATGATAGCATTCGTTTTCTTTATTTTATTGTTGAAGAAAGAAACGGCTGAATCAGAGGCTTTCTGTTGGTAATCACGTAGTTTGTACATTGTCTGCTCTTCTTTCTGTAACGGTTCTGATTCTTCCGAGTTTCATTATCTCATCGCACATCCAAGTATATCCACAGAAACCTTTAGATTTCCGCATTATTTTTTTAGATTCGCTTGGTGTAACATATCTGACTTCCACATTTGCTACCCATCCATCGCCAAAATCATAATAGAAGCTTCCTTCTTTTAGATTTGGATAGATTGGTTTTCCACGTCTAAATGCAACCTGTGAAAAAGCATATAAATCCCCCTCTCCAGTCCATTTACCATTCCATGAATTGTTTTTGGGCATAGTGAGGATAAATAAAGCTATCGTTTTATTTTCTTTCTTTATCGGAGTAAGCTTATACTCAATTCCATCAATGATTGTTGTTCTCATAGTCCTTTCTCCTTTCTAAGTTTTTTATTAAGTGCCTTGTAATACTTGATTAGCTGCTCATAATCAAAGTCTGATTTTTTATAATTTTGAGGATTATCCTTCGAATCTTTTATTTTCCATTTTAATAAATCAAAATTTCGTTGCCCGATTTTAGCAATCAGATTCACCCGATAGCCTTCCAAATGATCGGCTTTGAAGCGGTTGCAGTGACGGCATTCTGCATGGCAATTATCTTCATTGAACCGTGTAGCCAGATGCGTGCGGCTGAAATAATGTCCGCAGTCGGCTTGCTCGAACGGCTTTATCTGTCCGCACGAGATACAGCGAAAATATCCGTTCGGCATTACATCACGAAGCCGGATGAAAAGGGAAAACTCCTTGTCGAGTTTGGCTTTCAAATCCGGCTTCTTCTTTACTGTTATCCCTGCTTTATCAAACAGAGGCAAAGGCTTGTCTTTCTTCTTAGCCTTGGTTCTTTTTATGTAATATGGCATCTCATTCGTTTTTTAATTCAACTCCCAAGCATAATACTTTGTCAGACACACCTATATCGTCAAACTCTAGTTCTGGATATTGAGTTTCGTATGGATAAGGATATATTCGACCATATTTGTTATGCAACTCTCTTATTTCATCATCCGACAATTTACGTCTGATACGCATTTCTATCTCGTAATCGTCAGAAAGACTTTCAATGACCTTTCTAAGCTGACCTACTGTTTTGATTTTATCTATTGCCATAATCTTTTTAATTAAAAGCCCCGAAGCGTATTCTCCGGGGCACAACCATCATTCACTAACTCTTGCCATTGATATGTGGCTCATATTTATGCGGTGGCAACAGGACTCGAACCTGCATGATAGGAGTTATTTTTACTATTATATTTAAAACAGCCATGCCCGTTACTTTTACAAACTTAGCTTGGGTTCAACCTATCTATAAACATGTCACTTTAGCGTCTACCAATTCCGCCATACCACCAACCATTTTATACTTCAATGATTACGATGTCCGGTGTAATCTGTCTGATTTGTTCCAGTTGTTCGTCAATCACTTTGTTCTTGTATTCTTCAATGGCTTCATTTGCACCAGCGGACACAAGAGAAAGAGATACATCACGACCATCAACATCAGCGTAAATCTCGACCTCAATTTCTTCGCAAGCAAATCCTTTGAAAAGAGGGATATTCAGTTTGAAAGATTTCGGCAAATTGGAATCAACCACCTGTGAGTAGTTGTCAACTTTGCTGCCGTTTTCTTCTTTGCTGCGCTCGATGTCTTGGTTTATCTTAGCTTTGAAGTTCTTCAGGGTAGAGACAAGCATCATATTTTCAGATTTGTCTTTGAAGAAAGCACGGTGCATCTTGAAGAACTTAGACAACTTGATAGGTTCCCATTTCTTTTCTGTGTTGATACCAAACTCCACCATTTCTTTTGAAGCCTGTAAAATGCCTCTAATGTCAGCTTGGTAATAGTTCGTTTCGTCAATCGTTAAAGCAATGCCCATTGCATCACGGTTTACGATAATATTTGATGCTTTCTGATTAATTAGTTCAATGCGCTTTTCCAACCATCTGAAAGGAGCATCAATAGTACCCTCTATTACAACTCTTTCAGGTTCTTTTATCTCCAGTAGATCGGGTGCTGCTCCCTCTCTTAATACAACTTCGATTGGTGCACCGCTATAATCTTTCGGCACAACCACATTCAATTTGTTTTCACTCATGATTCTGTTCCAGTTTTACGGTTAATATTAAAAATAGTTCTTTGCATTTCCTGCGGCATGATAGGACGGGAATAAACCAACTCACCAAGCTTGTTATAATACCCTGCCATTTTTTCTTCATGATAGAGAATTTTTACGCACTCCTCATTTTCAATGTATTCAGAGCCTTTCTTTATGTTTTCAAGAAGTTCTTGTTTTCTTTCATTCAAAGGCTTTAACTCTGCCTTAAATGCTTCCATAGCTTCTTTTTTCTCTATCTCAATATCATTAATTTGAATTGAGGTTTCAGCAAGATACTCTTTCTTTTGAGCTAATTCATCTGGAGTAAAACGATGAGTATAGCCAATCTCTTCTACAGCATCGGCATTGTCCTGTAAGAACTGCCATCTATCCTTTTCGGGGATTTCTTGACCTAAAAATTTATCCATATAGTAGTTATTTATAAGTTACTTCACCATATTCTCCTATTACTTTTCTTGCCGTCCCTCCAGTATTGTACACAGGGATACAACTTATTTCCGACATCTTTTTGGCTTGGTTAGTTCCTGGCTTTACAAGAAAGCCAAACTTATTGTACTCTGCGTTAGTACCACTCTTTTGAGGATTAAAGAATCTTGTTGCATCATTGGGAAATTTTCTCTTTTTCATAAAATTCTATTTTAAATAAATTCTTTGTTACGTTCAATTTCTTGCTGGGCATATATCAGCATTTGATGCTCATTAGCAGCCGGAAGATAAATACCGGCCTGTGCAGTGCTCCAATTACGGAAGCGATCAATAGACAAAGTCATTTCACCTGTTGTCAGTTCGGCTGAACTGCGCAAATAGGTTACTTCTTTACCAACCTTATTAATCGTCTTTCGTTCAAACAGATCACGGTTACAGGTCCTTTTATAGAAGTCTACTTTAGCTTCGTCAAGGCTGCAACCGTATTCACTACCAAAGTACCCTAAAAGAAGATGTAAATAAGAGTTTTGAGCGAGGGTGCGATTAGGTAGCTTCTTCTTTACTTCTACCACTGCTCGCTCACTAAACAGCTTGTCCACATACTCCTTAAACTTGGGTATTTCATAATGATTTGATAAATTAAATATCATTTTTCTTTTTCCAAATATAGCCACCAGCCGTTTCCCTTTTGCCGAGCGTACAAGCATTGATACTTGATGCAGCAACTTGTGTTTCAAGAGAAGCCACTTTTGCACTTTCAAATTCAGCTATATAATTCATTTGTAATCCAAATTGCACAACTGGAATTGAATGAGTTATAGACATCTTTCTTTTAGAAAAACTTGAATGCTTTTTATTATACATTGGATGTTTTTCCCCTTTTCGGCTCATTGACATTCGTTTTTTAGTTTCTGCATTGATAACTTTACCTTTAGCAGATTTACTAAAACGGCTTTTAGTGATAGGATTATTATTGTTTTCCGTACGAGTTACCCACCTTAAATTACAAACATTATTATCCGTTCTAATTCCATTAATGTGGTCTACCTCTGGTTTATTAAATGGATTGGGGATAAAAGTTTCTGCAACAATTCGATGTAACAGTCTTTTATCTTTTCTCAAAGTAACATAAACATATCCGTTCTTTACTCCAACATTTGGAGTAAGTACCTTATTAGGATTCCGAACTTTACCTGTATTAGAAACTTGATAATATCCATTATAACCTTTTATTGTTTTCCAAATCTCTTCCATATCATTCTTCAAATCGAACAGCATACATTAAAAGGGTAAATTATCCTTTGTATTACCATTTGCATCAACAGGAGGCGGAAAGTCAGGTACTTGATATTGCTGGTCTTGATACTGTTGTGGTTGCTGGGCCGGTTGTTGTACCGGTGCGACTTGTGGGGGTTGCGATATACCGCTACGCGCTTCTATTTTGTAGCATCGAATAGATACCATACGTTTAAGTTCTCCATTCAGGTTCGTCCATGAACGTCCCTGTAAAATGAATGATACAGTAACGACCTCTCCATGACTAAAACGGTCAAGTTCTGCACATTTATCACCCGAGAACTCTAAAGGAAGAATGTTTTCATACTCACTACGCTCACCCGTATAAGGGTCGTAGGTGGTAGCATCTAAAATAAATTCCCGTTTGGTAAATGGAGATCCACCATTTTTGGATGGAATTTGAACGGTTTGCCCGATTTCGATTATTCTTCCAGTTATTTGATTTGCCATTAATTTTCTCCTCCAAATATTTTTTTATCAGTGATCAAACTTTTGTTTTCTTCCAAGAACCGGATAAACTCCTCACAATGATTAGTAAGAATAGGAATGTCACGTTCCGGGTTGAAAACGTATGTTTCCGTATAGGTATCTACCACATAACCGCCCTTGTTAAACTCTACGATGTTGTACTCAAACGTTCGCACATCTGACCCGTTCTGCATAAGAGCATACGGATAAACTAAATGCTGGTGATGGTCTTTGAATTTTCCTACAGTGTAACTGCCGGTTGCCTTGATGTCATGAACACTGGTAGGCATCAGTTCATCAATTAGACCGTAAACTAACACATTGCCGTATGCGGTGGGCAGAATGGCTTCTACCCGTTGTTGGGTCAATGCTCCTTTGTAATAATTGGCAAACTCGCGGCAAAGATCAATGTGAAAAGTGAAAGTGCGATTGTTGTAAACGGCTTTTATTCCGTAAAGTGTTCCATCATCATGATACACCCTGCTGATTTCCATTATAGAAGATTTACGGTTCTCAATCATACAATCAATGATTTCATTG